AAAGAAAGCCGAGGCCTCCGCCAAGGCCCTGTTCGCGGGCGGCGCGGACGGCGGCGACGTGCCCACCACCGAGCTTTCGGAAGCAGACCTTGTTGACGGCAGCCTCGATATCCTGACCCTGCTTGTGAAATCCGGCCTCTGCGCCTCCAAGTCCGAGGCCCGCCGCAACGTCCAGCAGGGCGGCGTCACGGTCGAGGACCAGAAAGTCACCGACATCGCGGCCCTCTACGATGCCGATACCCTCCGCAAGGGCCTCATGGTCCGCCGCGGCAAGAAGAATTTTAATAAAGTGATTTTGAAGTAAAACACGCGATCCCCGGCGAATACGCCGGGGATCTTTCATTACCGGTCGAAGGCCGGGTTGATCGCGTAGAAGTTCTTTTCATCCAGCTTCTCGGCTGCCAGGCGCAGGGCCTCGCCGAAGCGCTGGTAGTGGACGATCTCGCGCTCACGCAGATAGCGCATGACATTGTTGACATCGGGGTCATCCGACAGGCGCAGAATGTTGTCATAGGTGACCCGGGCCTTCTGCTCGGCGGCCAGGTCCTCGCTCAGATCGGCGATCACGTCGCCCTTGACCTGCATCGACCCGGCGCTCCACGGGAAGCCCGAGGCCGCCGTGGGGTAGACCCCTGCCGTGTGGTCCACAAAGTAGGCGTCAAAGCCCGCCTTCTTTACCTCGTCGATGGAGAGATCACGCGTCAGCTGGTGTACCACCGCGCCGATCATCTCCAGGTGCCCCAGCTCTTCCGTGCCGATGTCCGTCAGCAGGCCCTTAAGCTCGGGGTAGGGCATGGAATAGCGCTGGCTCAGATAGCGCAGGGAAGCGCCGAGCTCGCCGTCTGGACCTCCTGATTGTAAAAAGCGATAATATCAGAATGCAAAAAATAATTGGAGCTGGGCGTGGGGTTTGTCGTAGATGATATGCGAGAGAATTTCACGGAGGGAGGCGTTTTTGACCTGCTCGGTGGCGGTGGGGTCGCGGAGGATCTGGAGCACGTCCAGGACGCGGCGGCGCATGTCGGCGGGGGAGACGGCAGCGGCCTCGGCCTCGGCCTGGGCGGCGGCCTGCTGCGCTTTCAGATCTTCAATACCAGCGGTGAGCTTTGCTTTTTTGCGGGCGTAGTCCTCGAGGGTGTCAACACCGGCCTCGTAGGCTTCGGCCACGCGGCGCAGCTTCAGCTCCTCCACCGCTATGAGATGGTCATAGTCAGGGCCGGGGGCTTTCTTTATGAGCCGGGGCGCGAGCGGGAAGAAGCCGGACACGGCAGCGTTCTCAAGCTCGGCGATCACAAGGCGGTTCGCCTTGGCGATGCTGAGGGAGTGAGAAACGGTGCACTGGCCGTGCGCGTACTTGTAGCACTGCATGGTAGGGCAGGCGGTGGAGGTATAGACAAGCGTGGAGCCGCAGGAGGAGCAGCGGACAAGGCCCTTGAGCATCCAGTCGGCTTGCTGGTCGTGGCGGGTATAGGGGAGAGCGGCGGCGCGGCGCTCAAGCTTCGCCTGGACGGCGGCAAAGGTGTCGGCATCGATGATCGGCTCAAAGCCGCCGTCGATGAGGAGGGCGTTGTCATCGCCTTTTTCCAGACCGTGCACGTAGTCGATTTTCCCGTCCTTGCTCCAGCGGATTTTTCCGATATAAACCGGATTGCGCAGGATGTAGCGGACCCAGCGGTTTGACGGTACGGAGCCGCGCCGCGTGCGGACGCCGGAGTCGGTGAGCTCGCGGGCAATGGTGGCGAGCCCTTTGCCAGAGAGATAGTCGGCGAAGATCTGGCGCACGGTGTCCGCCTGCGCGTTCGGCACGTAGGTCTTGCCCTGGACATCGTAGCCGAAGGACGGACCGGCCACGATCTCCGCCCGGCTGACCTTCTCGGCCATGCCGCGCTTTACCTCGCCGGAGAGGCGGATGCTGTAAAACTCATCCATCCATTCAATGATACGCTCAATCAGACTGCCGAACGGGGAATCGTCCAGCGGCTCGGAGATGGAGATCACATCCACGCCGAGCTTCGAGAGCATGGACTTGTAGACGATGCTCTCCTCCTGATTGCGCGCGAAACGGCTGTATTTCCAGACCAGAATATTATCAAACGGGTGCGCCTTGTCTTTGGCCAGTGCGATCATGCGCTGGAAGGCAGGGCGCTTTTTGGCGCTGCGGCCCGAAACGCCGTCCTCCACGAAGACAAACTCGGGCGGCACGTCCATATCGTGGGAGGCGGCATAATCCCGGATGAGCTTCAGCTGGGAGTCAAGGGAGTATTCGTCCTGGCGCTCGGTGGACACGCGGACATAGGCCGCGGCGGTTTTCATGGCGGGTCACCTACTTGCTTTTGGTGTTCAATACATTTGGCCAGATAAAAGATCATGATACACAAGAAAATTTCTTTGAAACAGTAGACAAATTGAGCAAATGCGTGTAAATTAGAGTAAACTCTTCGCAGGACATGAGATTGATAAGTGACAGGTGAGAGAATAATGATCAAGCTGGAAATATCACAGTTGGATAAGGAGCCTGTCTTTAGCGGCTTCACCTGCGGAGTGGACAGCATAGACCGAAAGGTTAAGCGTTCGTACTTCCCACATGTTCTGCGCCAGGCCAAGACTTTCAAAATTGAACTGGGAGAGAGAAAGAGTATCGCCGGATACTATCAGATTTCCATTTGCACGATCAAAACGGATCATTCCAATATTGAATTCGGTGATTATGGCGATTATGGCGAAGGAGAGCCGGAATATACGGCGATGAAGATGGAGTTTCTTGCGATAGATGAGCGGCTACAGCAGAAGGGAATCGGGACGGAGGTACTGCGCAGTGCGGTTCGGGAAGCCAAAGAGCTTGGTAAGAAATGGCCAATCCGTGTGTTTTTAATCGACGCTCTTGTTGGGAAAACTGAATGGTATAAAAATAGAGGTTTTCAAGTGTTCTCTGAGAAGCAAGAAATGGAGTACGGAACCGTCCGGATGTTCTTTGATTTGATGGATGCGGATGAAAAGAAAAAAGTGGCCGCATATACCGAAGAAATATGATAATTCCAAACTGCTTTGAAGGAAGGTGAAGGAATGCAAATCACGCACCAGATTACGCTGAGTCGGGATGAATGGAATTATTTCGAGACAACTTTGAATAGATATAATCCAGAACGGGAGGAGCGGGCAACGGCTTTCCTTATGGGAGGAGCGGGCAGCCAACCGACCGAAACAGGAGAGAGCATTATAATCGATATGCCCGATCTGTCGGAAGAAGAAGTTTTGAAGCTGCTCGGACTGCAGAGAGATGATAAAGACGCAGTGGCCGTTTTCCAATATGACGGTGAAATGAAGGTCAAGGCTTCTCACGAGGCAGAGGTCTGGTTTCCCAGATCAAGAAAGGAAACGGAGAAATGTCAAGTGCGTTTCCCAAACGGCAGCGAAGAAAGAAATGAGTACTATCGACAAGCAGAAGAACCCAGCTTGAAATGTGCATAGACGAGGAGTAAATGAAAAATGGGAAACAGCGCCTTTCAGTTTACGAATCCAGAACTTGTGAGCATCCAGTTCTCCGTAAACAAAAGCTACAAACCTGAGGACGATTCAATTATAAAATTGAATATCCGAACGGAAGTAACAGAAATTCAGGATATGCCAGACGGTGAGGAGCAGAATGCCAAGGTCAGCGTGACAGTCACGATCGGCGAAGAGAAGGGGAAAACTCCGCTCTTTGTCAAGGCAACGGAAGAGGCTGCCTTCAAATGGAAGAAGGGAGACTTCAATGAAGATGAAGCGCAAAAAATGTTGTCCCAAAACGGAGCCGCGCTTTTGATTTCATACATTCGCCCAGTGATTGCGAGCGTCACAGCAGCAAGCCGACTTCCGGCATATAACTTGCCGTTTATCGATGTTACGCAACAGGAGAAGGAATAATAATCAGATTTTTCACCTATGCCGCCTCCGGAGAAATCCGGGGGCGGTTATTTTATCCGGCGGAGGTGTGGGCGCCGGTAGTCTCTTCGTCATAGCGGCCGAGGATGTTCCAGACCGTTTCCCGATCACGGTCGTCCGCCCGGCGGTAAAGCACGACAAGCCGCTGCTCCTCCGCAGAGAACGACGGCGCAGGAGGAGGCGGAACAGGAGGTTCTTCAAGGCCCATTATTTCTAAAACAGTCGTATCAAGAGCATCAGCAAGTTTTTGAATTTTGTCACGTCGCATATTAGCAATAGCGCCTGTTTCCCACTTGCGCACAGTGCTTTTACCCACACCGACACGTTGACCCAATTCCTCAAGTGTCATATTGTTCTGTATACGAAGCTGTTTAATTCTTTCTCCAATATTCAAGAAATCACCTTCTTTCACATGGCATCATAGCATAGATGTGTCATAAACGCAACACAAAAAGCAAAAATAGTTTCTTAAAAAACACAAATTATCCTTGACATGAGAGAAATGCTGTGCTACATTAAAAGTGTCCTTAAAGACACGAGAGGAAGTGACACCATGAATAAGCAGCGTCTTTTGGAGAAAATGCAAGAAAATAGGATTTCGATTACTGAAATGTATTCCCGATTGGGTATTTCGCGCTCAGCATTCTACAGAAAATGCAATGGCCTATCTGAGTTCACGCTTGACGAGATTAAGAAGATTATGGCGATTCTCGGCGAAAATGACCCACGGGAGATTTTTTTGAGCAGAAAGTGTCCTAAAGGAAACTGCGCTGATTTTTTTCTTAATAAAACTCATCGTCTGCAGGCTCTGGGATCTCGTACTTCTTACGACGAGCTTTGACTTCTAGATACTGTTCATACCACGACAAATCTGGAAGAGTTGGATTGCAATGAGAACAGGGAAGCAAATAATCTTTGCGAACATTGTAAGCGTTTATAGCAATTCGGTCTGGTCGTCTGGAGTGATAACAGTACACAGTATGATAACTTCCACCGTTTGGCGTTTTGTAGAAAGTGTAGGCATATCCCCACTTCAAACCGCCGTCATGAATTGCTGGAAGACCATCTTCTGCAACATAGCAGTATTTAGGAGCTCCAGAGCATTCCAAGGTAGTCCGATGCTCATAAAGAGATGTGAATTCCTGCTTTAGTGAAGAATACAGCTTTTGTTTCTGGGCAGAGACTTCTTCTGCTTGCGCGATTTGAGATGCTTGAGGGAGAGCAGAAAGATTCTTTTCTATCTGTCCCAACGTTTCTTGCCATTCCAGATTATTGCGGTAGCGTTTATCCATAAGTTGAGTCAAGTTCTTTTTTTCTTCCAGAACGCGAAGCTGATGTCGGAAGACGTTATCAGAAGCCTCGGCTATCAGACGTTCGAGTTCGTCTCTCTTCGGCTGATTTTCGCAAAGATAAGAATTAAGTGCTTCCACATCTTTTTCCAGTTGGTCATGTTTTTCTTGTAGTTTCTTATATTCTTCGGATTTTGTGCGGAGATCTTCAGCAGCCTTTGTGAGACGCCGTAAGCGTAACGAACTGAACAGAAAAACAATAAGCAAAATAACAACCTCAGTAATGGTCATTCTGGATGGCTCAGTTTTTGCGGTTGAATCAGTCATCACCCCAGATAGATCTGGGGACTGAGAAACTTCAGGGGGCGGAGAAGATGTTAACCAGGGCATTGACGTTGGCCTGGGCGTCGAAGAAGGCCGGGGCGTCGGTGAGGGAGAGGGACGCGGGGTATGGGAAGGCCAGGGAATGACACTCCCGGTGCTCTCCGTTTCCGGTCTCGGTGTGGCAGATACCTCAAAATCCGGGGTTGGAGGATGGCAGCGAGTACAAGGCGTATAACCACCGGATGCTGCTTCATACAAGGTTATTTCTCCGACTGTACTGCGGCTTAGACTGGAGCAGTTTGCGCTGGCATGATAGCGGTACGCTGACGATGAGCCGACGGCATAATAAACGATCAAATCCCGGTTGTCGGCCAATGCCGAAAGCGACAGACTGCAAATCAGCAGAAACACCAGCAAGCACAGAAAAAACCTAACTTTCACAGTATCACCCCACATACAAGAATACTGCAAGAGTTTACAAAAATCAACATATAGGATCAAAGCCGCGGGCACGGCGTGAAAAACGCCCCTGCCGGGCAAGGACAGGAGCGGGAGGAGGAGAGGAAGACGACTGATACTGATCGGTTGAATGAGATCATCCGCAAGAGCGGATACCGACTATCGTATATTGCAAACTATGTCGGCCTGAGCGCCTACGGTTTCGCCCGGAAGCGCGACAATCTCAATGAGTTTACGCCCACTGAAATCACCAAACTGTGCGAGCTTTTGAAGATCGACAAGATCGAGGATCGGTTTGCCATCTTCTTTGCACACGAAGCCGAAGGAAGGAAAGAAACTTGAAATGCTGACGCATGAAGGGAGATGTAAGGCATGGATGAGAAATCCCCCGCGATGTAGGGCCATCGCAGGGGAGCGGGGAGTGTGCTGGTGGTTCAGCGTTCAGTTTCCTGGAGTTGAAGCTCGTATTCGCTGAACGCTGCGGCAATCGCAGCAGCAACAGCGGCAGCGAATATTCGTTCTCTCCTGGTCAGTGTGATTGCTTTTGTATAGTTTGTCAACGCTTCCCAGGCCGCCAGCTCTATTTTTCGATCATCCATGTCTTACACCTCCCTTCATGGAACGGTGAAGAGTATAGCAAAACACGAACTGCAAATGTCACCCACCCTTAGCAAAAATATTTGAGAATAACACAACACACAGCGCCGGACGGGAGGCAAGCATGATCCAGAGGGGCTGGACAAGGCCGCGGGCGCGGTGTGAAAAACGCTCCTGCCGGGCAAGGACAGGAGCGGGAGGAGGTGAAAAGCATGGACACGAAAGTGAGAGGAAGCATGAAGTCCGTCCTAAAGTACCCCGGCTCAAAGTGGAGCATTGCGCAGTGGATTATAGATTTCTTTCCACCGCACCACAGCTATCTGGAGCCTTTCTTCGGCTCAGGAGCTGTGTTATTCACAAAGAGCCGCAGTCCAATCGAAACGGTGAACGACCTTGACGGTGATGTAGTGAACCTTTTCGACTGGATCAAGAGAGATCCTGAACGTCTGGCCGATGCCATCTACTGGACGCCTTACTCACGGGAGATTTATGACCGAGCGATAGACAAATACAAAGCCGGTGCCACTGACAGTTTTGAACGTGCCGTTGTCTTCTGCACAAAGCTGATGATGGGATACGGCTTCCGAACGAACGAGATCAAGGTCGGCTGGAAAAACGATGTGCAGGGCCGGGAAGCGGCCTATGCTGCCAAGGGATGGTGTGATACGCCCCAGCGTATCAAAGAGGCTGCGGAACGGCTGCGCGGGGTCCAGATCGAGAATCGCCCGGCACTCGAAGTAATCACTCGGTTCAACTATCCGAATGTGCTGATCTATGCAGACCCGCCGTATCTTCTCGGTACCAGGCACGGAAAACAGTATGCGTGTGAAATGTCGGACGCCGATCACGCAGATCTGCTTGATGCCCTCAAACAGCACCGCGGCCCTGTACTTCTATCGGGATATGAAAGCCCATTGTACCGCGAGGAACTGAAAAACTGGCACCGTGCGGAGATCGACGTGCGAGCACAGACCGCGACTAAACGACGGGAGGTTCTTTGGATGAACTTCGAGCCGCAGCAGCAAATTAAGATTTTTTAGGTAAGGAAAGGGAGAAGGACATGGAAGAAAAGACATGCGGGAACTGCAAGCACAGAGATCTGAGTCCTTACGAAAAGCCATGTCACGACTGCAAAGAGCCGGAGCTCAAGGGCTGGGAACCGCCGCCGCCGCCGGGCATTGTTTACCGCGGGCTTGACATAGGAGCGCCAGAGGGCGACAAGACGAACGTGCGCCTGGACTGGGGCGAGAGCGGGACGGAGCTGATCCGGACGGAGGATATCACGAGCGCGGACCAGCTCAAGGACGGGAATCTGGTGGAAACGGCGCAGGCCGCGGTGAAGCAGATCACGCGCCTTGATTATGCGATCGCGGGCGTCCGGTCGAAGATGTCCTCGATCGGCATCAAACTCACCGACAAGGATCTGAGCCGGGATGAGATCGGCTTCATGATCGGGCAGCTCAACGCGCTGCAAGCGGACCTCTTCGAGCTCGAAGAGGACCGGGAGAGAAAGCTGAGAGGTGCAGCCGATGTCGAAATCAAAGACCGTGATTCTTGAGCGGGAGGACGTGCCGGGGCAGATCCGCCGCGCCGTCGAGGAAAGCGAGATCCCGGAAGGCGAGCGGGTGCTGCTGTGCTCACCCAGGCTGCTCGCCTATCTGCGATACAACAGCGAAGATCCAGAGGGGCGGCAGGCCGGGGGCAGACTTTTCGGCGCGAGGCCCCAGGCGGTCGGCTATCTGGAAGACCGGAAAATCATTGTCACGAGCCGCGAGACCGCCCGGCGGATCACCGGAAAGTGACCAAGCCGGGCGGACATAGGATAGAACAGGGAATATCCCCCAGTCACCGCCGAAAACGGCGGCGACAGCCCCCTTTAGGCAAGGGGGCCTGATGCGGGAAGGCGAGAAGCAAGAGGACTGGATGAGAGGAGGGCGGAGATGGCCGGGAAAAGACGGGAGATCACCTGCAGGAGCTTTGTGATCATGCCGGACGGGCGCACGGTGCCGGTGGAAGAGCTCACAGACAGTGAGCGGGAGACGTGGCACGCGCACATGCGGGAGCGCCTGAGCACCGGCCTGAGCGCCTACTATACGCAGCACCCGGAGGAATACGCCCGCCTGCGCTGCGGGAGGGTGGAAGAGAAAGGAGCATGAACCAATGACAAGATGCGGGGTCATCTGCACCTGCGTGATCATCATCATTGCCATGGCGGCGCTGGTGATCTGCTCGGTGCGGGGAGAAAAGGGCGGAAAGCCCTCTCAGTCGCTGCGCGACAGCTCCCCCAAAGGGGGAGCCAAGAAGGGGCCGAAGACGGTGCTGGGGACGCCGTATGAGCCGGGGCCGCTGGTGTTCCGGCGGGGGGAGGCAAAGATCGTGACATGCACCGCCGTGACAGATCTGCGGCAGATGTGGTTTGAAGGGCTTTGGAGCGCG